CCTAGAATTAGGTCGAGTCGTTTGGCTTGGTATTGCGCTTCGGCTTCAAGTTTTAATTGATCGATGATCGCTTGTTCTGCTGCATCAGCCGCATTAAAATCTGTCATCTTCTGCATTTTCTGCGCGTGCTGCTCATCCATCAACTCTAATTCAGTCATGCCGCCTTGACGCACACCATCCATTAAAATACCAAGCTGCTCTAATCGCGCCGCGTGTTGTGCAAAATCTTCCTCAGCATTTTTGTCGTTGATTGCCTTCTCTGTTTCATGTTGGGCAATCATCAATTCAGTGGTTTTTTTATCGGCTTGCTCGTTAAGCGCAATGATTCCTGATAAATACTGGCTTGTCGTGATGGCCTTGTCTTTGAGGTGTTTGTCTAATGATGAGACGGCTTCGTTATAGCGTTTTTGCTCAAGCTCCTGCTCGCTCATATTCTTTTCGAGAATAAGGTTCAGCTCTTTTTGAGCCTGTTCTTTGAGTTGCTCGAATTGTTTAGCGGCCTTTTCTTTTGCTTTTTTTTCTTTGTCCGACTCGCCTTCTTTCGTGTCTTTTTTCTTTCCACCAAATCCTTCTAAACGGTCGCCAGTGTTGTATTCCTTATTCCAATCACCTAATAAATTATCTAATGCGCGGTCGTTTTGCGCTTTGTCTTTGCGTTCACTGGCCTGTTTTGTGACTTTATCGCGCTCTGCTAATATTGCTTCAATAGACTCTTGATAAACCTTAACGCTCGCATCTAAGTTTTCTTTAAGATTGTACGTTGGCGACATTGGGTTAAGAAAATTAGCAATCTTGCGGCCGTAAATCTCAACATCAACAACCAGTGCGGCAAACTCAACAGAAGCAAGCTGAACAAATGCTTTTATGTTTTGAGGTAATTCTAAGAAAGCATTTTTGAAGAACTCTGTTAGTTCTCCGATTGCATCTTGATTGTCGCCACTCCATTGCTCAATGATCTGGGTCATAACCTCGGTTGCTGATTGAACGCTATCAGTCCAGCCGCTAAACGAAATGCCAATCGCCTCGATATAGCCTTGCATCTCACCGCTTGAGAGCATTGCATTGACTTCGTTTAACGCATCACCAACAGCGGTAAACGCATCTTTTAGAACATCTGTGCCGCCTGCTTGGCCGAGCTGATAAAAGAAAGCGTCCCAAGAATCGCCCAAGTTAGCAATCGCACCGTCAAGCGACTCCATGCGCTTTTTCATTGCACCGTCGAAGTTTACTTCACCTAATTTGATGAGATATTCTTCAATGGCTGCTGCGTTGTTTTTGACGGTTTCGGTTGTGCCTTTGAATGTAAAAGCGATGGTGTCGCCCTGATTCTTGGACTTGATACCAAACTCTTTTAAGCGCTCAAACTCGCCTGTAGCCGCGTCTGCTACCGCCTCGACCATTTGTTTTAGGTCTTTGCCTAATGCCGCGCTAGTGTCGCCATAAGACTTCAAAGCGCGCTCAGAAGGCGTTAAACCTAAGTTGACTAATTGAGTAAATGCCGATGTCGCTTGAGCCAAATCGTAGGGTGTGGTTTTAGCAAAATCTTGGAGTGCGATAAACGCATCATTCGCACCTTGAGCCGAGCCTGTTGCAGTTTCAAGGCCAGCTTTTAAGATGCCAAACTCACGATTAACTTCAACTAACTTTTTCAGACCTTCAATGGCTGCGCCTAAGCTCAAGAACTGGACGGCCATGTTTTTAATGGCACTACTTGCCCCATTGCCCTGCTGTTGGGTACGCAACAATTGAGCATTAACCGCGTTCAATTGATTTTGTAGTTGCCCCATATCAGCGCGAATAGCAATGATTAGGTCGTCAGTTGTCGCCATGTAGTTCGTCCAGAAAGTCGCTTAATTCGTTAAATTCGTCCATTGTCATTGGGCGCGTATAAGCCTTACCTGTGCTTATTTCCATCTTCTCAAGGTGCGTATCCCACAATGCCCAAAACTCAAACGGCGTGAGATTCCATGCCTCTGATGGCTGAATATTTAAGTAAGTGACCGCGCTTGACCACAATTTCATCCAAACGCGGCCTTGCTCTACTTTTTTTCGTCCGACTCACTGCCTACTGTTTTAATGTCCGTTTCTGTGCCAGCGGTTAAGGCTTTAGCTAAGAAATGCGTCACGCTGGTCGTAATGCCAACCAAACCCGCACTAATAACCGCCTCGCCCACGCCGTCACGATTCCACCAATTAGGGAATTTGCGACCATTGGCAGGGATAGCACACACTTGGATGATAGAAACAACATCGCCCGTCTTAAACGCACCGCTTGACAGGTCTTGACGTAAAAAACCAATCGCGCCCTTATTTAAGACCGTTTCGAGCTTGTCCAAATTGCTGAATGTTGGGTGAAGCTCGAAGGCCTCACCATTCAGGATGATGTCAGTAATGCCACGACTAGACATAATTCACCCTTAAGCTGCTGTGTAAGTGATTGCATCGGCACTATCGAACGTACAAGAGAAGGTTTCTTCTTTGTTGTATTCGCCGCCACGCTCTAAAGATGTCACCAAGAAGTCGCCAACAAACGTATCACCTAAGCCTGACTCAAGTTTTAAGTGAAGGAATGTTTTACCAACTGCCGCCGCCATCAAAGTCGTTTTGAATACTGCCGCATCACTGACAATGCCCGAGCCTTTCAAGCTAATGCTTTGCACGCCTGCGCCTTCAAGTAATGTTTTCCATAACGTGCCGTCTTTATCGGTCACATCAATGGCTTCATTGTTCAATGTCATGCCATCGCTGCGAAAACCTGCAATCGCGGTATAAACATCAGGACTTGTAGAGACGCGAATTTTGATACGAAAATCTTGACCGCTAAACTTTGCCATTTAAGACACCTCGTTAATTAATAAACTGAAACGCATCACGCCATGCCGCGTAATGCCATCGCTATCTGTCACAATCTCGCTGCGTAGAAAGCGACATAAAACACTTTGCTCTGTGGTGAGCGTTAAACTTGCGTCATGTAAAAGTGAATGGGCTTTATCCATCCATGTCCTGATCTCTTTGGTGCCGCGATATTGAGAGCCGATGTGCAGGGTGATGACTGCTTCAAGCCCGTCATAATCTTTATCTGACCAATCACTAGAGCCGCCATCTTCAATCCAAATCATCGGGAAGCTGGTTACATCGCTTAATGACTCGCTAACCTTTCCTGCAAACAAAGAATCACCATTCAAAACCGCGTAAACCGCTTTGAAGTAGTCGTTGAATAGGCTCATATTGGTCTTACGCCCTGCATATCTCTAAGAGCTTGATTGACAGCATTTTTAACAATACTAATGGCTTGGCGTTTCTTTGCGTCCAAGCCTTTAAACATAAACGGACGAGGTGCTAGACCTGCTGATAAGTCACCAAACTCTAAGCGTTTAGCGTAAGGCGCGATTGAATGTAGCGATAAAATTCTAATTCTCAGGTTTTGCATGTCAGGCTCAGTTTGAATCGAGCGAACTAGAAAACCTAAATCTGTTGCAGGGCTTTCGCCTGGTGCTGACGCTGTATGTGTGCGGTTTGGATGAGTTAGCGTGTAGGTCTTTCCGCCGCGTGGCGATGTCTGAATATTGCGACGAACTTCGGTAGCAACAATCTCGCCTGCAATCACTAAATTAGCTTCAATCCTGCGCTTTAATGCCGCTGTGAATTGAATTGATAGCGACATTATGCGGCCTCTAATAATCGTCTTGAGCCGTCCTCAAGTAAGCGGTAATCGCCACCTTCAAGGAGTCTAAACTCAGGAATAGATAACGCGCCGCTAGAGTCTAACGAAAGAGAGAATATTTCCTCTTTGTTATAATCACCTGACGATTCCATTGATGTTATTTTAAAAACACCATCGTAAATATCGTAGATGTTTGACTCAATACGCATCGTGACCAATGCACCAGTTATTGCATTAGTGCGAATAAATGCAAACGATGCTGAGTTGTTGCACATGCCGCTTGCTTTAATGCTTGCGCTTTGTATTCCTGCGCCTTCAAGCAATGTTTTCCAAAGCGTTCCATCTTTGTCAGTAACATCAATTTGATCGTTGTTAATTAGCATTGTTGTTGAGCGTAATGCCGAAACAGGAACAAACTCACCGCTTATTTTTGCGTACAGTTTAAAAAACTTGCCTTTTAATTTGCTCATGTTGTTGTCGCACCCCATAACTCACAAGTGATGCTATAAAAATCTAAATCATATTGATGCTGCGAGATGCCAAGCACCCGAAAGTATTGGCCTCGATGTGAGATTCTGTATTTGTCGGATAGTCTTGTATCAAGCGTAAATGTTTGTTTTTGGCGAATGCTGAATTTTAAGCCTTCAGTGTGTGTAGATTGGCCACGGTTAAACTTGTCGCTAATTGATTTGTTTTCGGCTTTGGCCCACGCATTACCGAGCGATGTCCACGTCGTAACGTAGCCACCCTGCCCGTCACTAGTATTTGACTCGACATCAATAGCAATCCGATGTTTTAACTCACCTGCACTGATCGTCATACGCTAAACACCCGCAAATGACCAACCATCGACAACACGGACGCGGGTATTTTTGCTGCTTCGAGATTGCCGCGATTATAAAAACGGTATGAAGTAAGCTCCATGATTGCCGTTTTTAGCGTCGCATCAATAGCCGAAACGGTATAAGTAAACGTGATTTTGAAACCGTCAAATTGCAGGCTTGGACTAAATACGTCAGTAGGCGCAATTCGCCCCGTGTCTTTTTTAACTGAGATATAAGTATTTGCTGCAAAAACGCCATCACTGTCCGCTATTTCTAAAGCTGCCGATGTAAGTGGTATCATTGGCGCATAAACTGGCTCAATAAATGAATCGTATGTTTGGGCCCATACTTGGGTAATTAATGGAATTTTTAAGAGATTTTCTAGTTCTTCGCGACTCGATGTAATTAACGCATCAATAATACTGTTTTCGTCGGTGTTCTCAATTTTGGCATAAGCAACAACCTCTGCGCGTGTGACTAACTCAGTTGACGATATAGAAACACGATAAGCCATTGCCAAAACCTCAATAAATGCGCGTCCCTGCGCGGTGAATCTTTTTAAACCACGTTAGCGATGCGTAAGCCGTACTTAATCGCAGCACAACCCACTGACAGCGTAGAACCCGCCGCAGTTACCGCAGTTGCACGAACATAACGCTTGTTGCCGATGTAACCAACATTTGAAACGCCTGCCGCAGTCAACGCCGCCGCCGCTTCTGTGCCGAGTAAATCGGTATCAGCGACCG